CCTGAAAAAGAGTATGAGTCATCGGAATACAGTCGCTCGATGTTGTTCTCGTACACACCGTTTCCGAACCTATTCACCAGGAAGTAGACGGCATCTTCATCCCTAGCAAATACGACAGCCACAGACTTTATAGTATCCCCCGATCTAGTTACAATCTGGCTCCATCCATATACCCCGTGCTGAGAAAGCCGTCCGCGAAGAGCTTTGCCGTTTGAAAGCACCACGAAAAGCTCGCTAGACGGATATTGCCTGAAATCAAAAGACACTATATCAGCATCGAATATGTCTTGCGCGTGATCAGTCATCGAGATCGATCCAGTTGGCGACTGCGGATCTATGGCAAATAATTGCCTCTTGTCTGCTGACACAAACAGAACACGGTTGTCGCAGAACCTTGGCTTCTGGTTCGCGCTACCAGACCTGCCAGAGATCAAGACCTGAACGTTTGTGGCGTCAAGACCCTCTGGCATAAACCATTCTGAAGTTGAGGTTCCAATATGTAAGCCCTTTACAGAAAGCATCCATTGTACCGTCTCGTCCTCATCGGTGGCCAATTTAAGCTTCATTGCACTTGCCGCAACGGTCTGCTGTACAGAGTCCGTCACCGTGTCGTATGTTATAGTATCAGCGTCTGGCCACTCAGAAGAAGGCAACACCTGAGTAGACTCGAACTCAACATCCTCGAAAAAAGCGAAGTTCTGATACTCGTTCACCTTCGATGCGTATACAATATTCCTGTTTGCAAGAAACAATCTTCCGGCGTGGAATGCTACGGCAGATGGCAAATCTCCTTTTTCGCTCTCATAGAATGGAGTCAGTATGATCCCAAGTCTGCCTGTAAAAGCACCGTCTGAGTCTGTTAGAGTTAACGTTGGGTCTTCATCATTTGGGTCCAATGCGTTTAACGACACGATAATCTTTGTAACACCATTCTCTACTACCTTTACCGCAGACGACGCCTCAATCCCATCAACTAAATAATCTTCTCCGGTCATACATTTATACTCAACCTCTGTGTCCATCCACGGAGAAAGCCTTGACATGACATCAGACGAAACGCTCTTGTAACCGCTTAGATCTATCGATGCCGTTGGTGTCGTCAATGGATAATCAACCTTGATCCTTGCATACACAGAATCTTCGAGTCCATTTAGTACAATGTTAGAAGACCCAGAGACGGTAAGCGTTATTGTGTAGTAGAATGGATTATAGTAGAAATACAGCTTCGCATCTCGTTTCCGACTAGAAGAGTTGTTACTATCGGTTCTTATAATGTACTCACTCCCAGACACAAGTTTTGTTGCCATCTTCTCAAGTATCTGTTCCCATGTTTCTACGGCAGATGTCTGAACGTAAACGTCTTTAATCTTATACTCTGTCTCTTTAAAATCGAACCACCCTGTATTCGTCTTATGCCAACCCGTACCTATGTATAACTCACACCCAGGATTTGATGACAGAGCATTGTAGATTCCATATCCAATATTGAAGAAGCCGCTTCCGTTCTTCTTAACAACATTCGCATAAGATGGGTTGCCTACATTGAGAACACAGGTTATACTAGTTATATCTAGCAATGCTCCGCCTACATCAACCTTCCCATCTGTGACAGGATAAGTAACACCGCTTTCAAGTATGCCCCTTGTAGCATCCTTTATCTCTTGCCAACCAAGCTCCCTAAGAGGAGTCTTCTCAACAATTTCTTTAGTAGAAGCGATGTTCCCTGAAAACTCCATAAACCCAACTGACATCTCAATCGTCTTTCCTCCGCCAACAATATCAGCTGTGTTGAAAAACTCAAGTCGAATTGGTTTGATGTCCTTGTGTACAATTATAAGCTCTCTTAGGTTTTGTGCATAATCTAATTCTTGTATTGTCTCTGTTGGTAAATCAAAATCAAATACCTGTCCTGAATCTCCTACCGGCAACTCTGTAACTTCGTAGTCTATATAGGTTCCTGGATTAGAAGGGTCTTCTGTCTTCAGAAACTGGGGGTCTGATCCGTCTGAAACATCTAAAAACTTTATTGAGTTCTCAGAAAATACAACGATTAGATCAACCTCTTTGTTGATCGACCACTTTATAAGGCCTGCTTCCCCGTCACAAACCGAGTATACTTTATGCTCCAAACCACCACGCTTGCGAACAGAGCCAAACTCATCAGAGTAGCAGTTAAGCATCTCCTTTGCACCCTTAATAAGCAAGGCGTTGTCAACCCTTCCTCGCATTCTCTTTGAGATGAATCCGCTTGAAAAGTCTGTTAGGGTTGGAACAATCTTAGTCATGTCTACTCCCTGTCGGTCCAACGGGTGTCGTTCGGGTTGTTTTGGCTCTCAGTCTTTGATGCTATCTTGGCAATGTAGGCGGCTTGGTCTGCCTCCTGCTTCAATATCTGTAGGAGCGTCGGGTTTTGCACGATACCCACCGCACACTTGTACGCCACTTTAAGAACAAGTGCCTCGACGAATAGGTCGTCAAAAAGACTCGGATCTTCAACGAGAGACACGTACTTTATTTCAATCGATAGGAAACTGTCTTCGTCGTAAGCGTTCGCTTCGTCGGTCAAAAGTCTCTGATCAAGGCCATTCCCCAGAAGCTCATACACGGCGTCTTCTTTAGCCGATACTTTCAAGAGCTTGAGCATATTGAAACTGCTTACATCGTAAGCTGAACTGTATCCATCCATTGGTCCTGAATACTCGGAGTCAATTTGTGCATAGGCGGTCTTTGCCGCAAAGGAAGGAGCGATGTATCGGAGTAGCTCATTACGCGCTTGAGCGTAGATGCTCTTGCATAGACGGGCTGAAACGGAATCGTCAGTATCCGTGTCGGTGATCGGAGAGGCAGAAATACGTATCAGGGCGCGGTTGCAAAGCTCCGCCTCCTCTACTCCGTAAACCGGGTGAAAAGTCGGCACGCTTACTACCGCCATATAGCCCTCATAATGTAAGCCCTCTCCGGGTTTCCCAGGAGAGGGCTGGTGTCATTTTACACGCATCAACCGTGGACGATGCGAGCCTTGAAGGTTCCGGCTCCGGTGACGCCAGTGGTCACGATGGAGAGCCGCAGGTACTTCTTTAGCCCCGTGGGGAGCCGGAAGCTGGCGAGCCGCTGGCTCAGTGCGATAGCTCCGAACGCGAGCGTCACGGACGCGGCGGTCACGTAGCCAGATCCCTCGGTGTCGGAGTGCTCTAGGTTGAAAACTACGTTACCAGCCGAGAACGCAGTACCGATGGTGGTACAGAGGATCTCGACGATCTTCTCGCCAAATCCATCCGCGTACTTGCCTTCAGGCGGGTAGTACCGGGGACCGGAAGCGGCACCGGTCGCGCCAGCGGTGGCCAACGAGTCGGAGGTCGCGTCGGTGGAAAGCTTGAAATAATCCAGATTGTCTACGAGCATGGGTCCCCTCCTTAGGAGATGGTGCTTTCAGTGAAAGCGTAGAAATCGTCACGCAGAACAGGCACTCCGTAGAAGGAGAGCATCTGGCGACCCCACATATCAGAGAGGGTGATCGGGCTGGTCCCGCGACGCACGCGCTTCATCATCTGGGCGTACATGACCGGTCCGACGTAGATCGCCGCGTTGTCGGTGTTTCCGCCAGGCAGACGGGCCAGAGCGTCGGACAGCTTGTCCTCGCCCAAGAACGGGTTGGTCGCGTCGTCGAAGAACGAGTTCGTTCCGCTTGGCTGGATGTTGCACACGCGCTGGACGCAGGTTTCGTCAGCTATGCCGATCCCGAACTCCCAGGACCAGTTGACCATGAGAACCTGGTAGGGGTTGCCGTTTGCGTCGTAGGTGGTGATTTCCTTGCCGCCAGCGGTGACATCCTTCTCTCGGATCGTCCGGTCGCCATCCTTGGGATGCAGGAAGAACGCGCCCTCCTCGCCCCACTTGATTACGAGGATCGAACCGAGAGTGCCGGTACCCGTCGAACCTGCGGCAATGGTAACGCTGTTAGCCCCAAGAGTGGAGCGGCGCTTCAGGAAGCCGTCGATTGACAGCTCGTTGGTCGCGCTGTTTCCGAAGGTTCCCTGGGTGAGAGCGGTCTTGGCGAAGGTGTCGATCATGCCCTCGAAAGCCTGCTTCTTCTTTTGGGTGAAGTACTTCACCGGATCGTTGGACTTTTCAAGGATACGAACGTCAATCTTGAAGTTGGTTTCCAGCCGCATGAGCTGTTCCTTCTTCGGTGTCTGGGTGGGATTGACGAACGGCGCGCCCATGTTGTACCGAACCGGAGTGGCGTCGGGGCGAGTCGAGTTGATGAGCATCTCGTGGGAGGTGTTGTCCGAGGCGCGTACCCAATAGCCTTCCTCGATGAGGGGCCGTTTCTTATACGCGAGAACGTCCAGGATGTCATTTACCCCACCAGCGGGGGAGTTATGGTTGATCACATCGGCCAGGGTAGGCACGGTGGATATGTCGAAAGTAGCCATGGTTTATCTCCTATGTTCTTCCGGGTGTTGGCTTGCCACCGTATTTTTCGTACATCCAGTCGTAGCTCTTGTCTCGGCTCACCTGCTTCCCACCCTTGTCGCCAACAATCGGATTGTCGTCGGGAGCAAGAACGCCGTAAAAGTCGGCAAAAGCCTCCACCATGTCAGGATCATTATCAAAGCCCTGCTTCTTCAGCCGTTCAAAAAGCTCTGACTTGCCCTCAAACATTTTGGAGAAAGCCTTGTTCGCCTGGGCGGTTCGCTCATCGAACTTGTCACCATACTTGCTTTTCAGCTTGCTGGTTCCCTGTTCGTATCTCGACTTCGCCTCGGCCTCTATCGCTTTCGTGCTGGCTTCTTCCCGCTCCTTAATCGCACCGGCTATCTCAGATAGCTGACGCTTGTTAAGTCCGGTCTTAAGCCCGCGCTCTGCAAGGGCTTTCCTGAAACTGGGGTCCTCAATCGCGGCAAGCTCGTATTCCTCAGCCGTCTTTGGACGGCCAAGCCGCTCATAGACGCGGGACCAAGACTCTTGGTCTGCCTCGTCCTTTGGCAGTTCAATCGAACGCCCGAGTTTACCTTCAAGTTCAACATAGCTTTTCCCGAGAGATTCAATATCGTTGAACTTCTCCAAGCTCTTGCTAGACTTCAAGGACTCGTCCTTCAACGAATCACGCCAACTCTGTGCGGGAGGATTGTCCTGGGTTGGGTCCATCTCGTCTTACTCCTTATATCGCAAATCTAACAGGCTGTCAACCAACCTGTCCACTTTCTCATCGTTTAATATTCCCATCTCATAAAGCGTTGCCGCCATCATGTTGTGCCTTGGGATAGCTTCTGGATCAGTTGCGTCTATAGACTGAAACAGTCCCGAGTCAATGATCATGTCTCTAAACACCTCACGCCCATCGGGCGTAGTGTAGGTTGCTCCAAGCGCAAGAGCCTTCTTGCGCCTGACCTCGTTCTTGTGATTAAAAAGTGCCATTCTCCGCTCCTACTAGACCAATCCTCATTCTATGCGCCGCCCAAACCAGCCGCAAACATCTTCTCAAGGTAACTTCCCGGCTCAGGGGCCTTAGCGGCGGCTGGCATACTCTTGATCTTGCGCTCTTCCATCTCTGCGGACATCATCGCTTGTTGCTGTTCGGCTTCTGCCTGAATCATCTGAGCGACCAATTCGTCAGGATTGATATACTTCTCAGGAACACCAAGGTCCCGAGCGATGTCGGACGCGGCGGTGAGGTAATCGAACTTCTTAGGTACATTCCGGTCAACGGTGGCGAACTGCGAAGCTGTCACAAGACCTGATACCACTGACTGCTGGTTGACATACTGCCGCTGGGCCTGAGCAAGCGGGCCTTTGAACCTGATGACAAACGGCGTGTTATTCAGTCCCTCCGGAGGCTTCGGCCATCGACCACGGCTCTGCTCGATCTGCATGAAAGCAACAATCGTTGGCTCAATTAGAAGCCTGTTGAGAGATCCCACCGTCTCAGACAAAGCCGCCGCACCCTCGGCCTGGAGTGCCATGATCTCGGCCCTGGTGCGCTCACGGGAAGAGTTCTGGATGCCAGAGATCGCCATGAAGAAGTCGCTTTTGAAATGCTCTCTGATGATCTTAGCTCTGCGTTCCATCGAGTCCATGCCGAGCGGATAGTTCCCTATCGAGCCGAAGACACCGCGAACGTCATAGTCAGGTCTCTCACGGTAGGTGACACCCTTTGGTGCAATACGAAGCGACCCGCGCAAACCATCGTCTGCAATGAGAGGAGGAGAGGCGGCAAGCTGTGCCATGTCGTTCATCGTTTTTGACTGAGAGTTGATCATCTTGGTGTCATACAGCGCGTTAAACGTCGGGCAGTTCCCGTAGCTGTGACCAGGAATCTCTTCGTACTTGCCGACGGTGAACTGCTGGAATGTCATCCCCCTCTCTGCTAGAAGGCGAGACATAGCCGAACCAGAAACACCGCTCGAAGAAAGGTTGGATGAGTACATATAGTTGGAGGCAATGGGCATCTTCCCGTAGAACCTATCACCCTCAACCGCTGGATACATGAAGTGCAGTACCTCACTCATCTTCTCGCTATCGCGTAGAAGCTTCTCTTTCTCGTCCTTGTCGAACCGATCTGGGAACATCTGCACCAGGTTCCTATTGCGAAGCTTGATGCGCCTGATCAGCGTGTCCGACTTCCCGAACCTATTATCCGAAGTCAAGAACTCGTTGATCTTCAGGGCTTGGAAGTGAACTTGCCCGATCTCGTCGTTCGGCTCTATAATCAATGCTTCGGTACCGGCGGTCACCATCTCGTCTATGGCCACCGCCATCTGCTCGTAAAAGTTATTCTCCATAAAAGCGTTGTACGTGTACCGTTCGCAATCATCTGCGAATATACGCGCAAGTCTATATTGATCAGCGCCCATTGTAGTCGCGTCACCAGACGGTTCAAACTGAAGCCAGTCTATCGAAGGCGAAATCAACCAGGCAAATAGTCCCGATGAGAGCCTGTTCTTCGCCGCAATAGGCTCTCCGTCGAAAATCTTTGAACCGCTACTCAGATCATAACCGTCAGAGAACATAGAGGAAAGCCTGTATGGTCTGAAGTATGAAAGGACCTCATCTATGAGATCCTGTATCTGGTCTTTCTCCTCGACCATCGAGTTGTACATATTCCTCATTCTGGAAACAACTTCCAGCTCACGTTTAGACAACTGTTTATCAAGCATCTATCGCCTCCCCGGTAAAGGTATCAAACTCATAGTGTTCTTCCTTATTCTTGTCAGTGGCCCATTGCGGCAGATCACCGCCTAACGTCTCTTCTGCGGCTTTCGGAAACCGAACCATAAAGGCAGGATCGTTGATCCGCGCCATGCAGTCAAGCATATCATCATGCACAAGGAAAGGAAAGGCCATATACTCATCTTGCACGAATGCAAGCATTATGTCTATCTGCCGTTTATCATACGTCTGTTTCACCAGCGTATCGGGGATATATACGCGCTTATCTGCAAACAGCGGCTGTAGCCAAGATAGGATGCGGTCGTTCTTGGACATCGACCCGCCCAGTTCGGTGAGGTTGAACCGATACTGGTACTCATCCATCTTCTCCCTGATGTATTGAGTGTCGGCTTGCATACCGTACTTCTCATACCCAACGTCGATTGGCTTGTATTGCTGATGAAGCCTGATCAGCACATCTGCTCGCTCTTTGAGAGAGAGCTTATCGCGGACCATGTCAATCAGGTAGTAGTTTCTATCAGCTCCAAGTCCGAATACCGACATCACCGTCCAGTCCGACTTCTTACCCTTCTCATTGGCCGGGTCAACGAGGATGTACCTATTCATCTTGTCCCAGTTACGCGGTATCCACCGCTGTAACCATTCTGG